TTGGTTTGAAAATCTTATAAACATTGGATCTTGAGTAGAAGGATCTCCAATTGTAGTTTCAGTTCCAAGTGCAAATACGTGTCTATCTCTATCTGAGACAATAGTTTCTATAGAAGCAGTAGGAGCATTTGCCATTACAGTTGCTCTTGTTTGTAATCCATCTGATGGATTCCATGTATATGTTTTTCCATTCTTAACTGTTGCAATTAATATTTGTCCAAAATTATCTAATGACCAGTTTGCAGGTGATAATACAACTGTTGGTGCAGCCGATGCTTCACCCCATGCAACAGTTCCATAAGTTGAAGTTCCCCATCCATAACCAATAGTTTGAGATACAGGGCCTACAAATATATAAGGAGTTGTAGTTAAAGTTCCTCCAGCAGTTACACCTGTTCCTGTTTCAGTCACAGGCATTGTAATTCTAAATGTATTGTTATTTGGAACTGCTATTACTTCAAAAGTATTTGTTGTAAAATTTGCTGATGTAAAACTTGTAGTGGGAGATCCTGGTGTTGTTACACCTGTAAATATAATATAATCACCAACTTGAAGACCGTGTCCTGCTTTATTAATTGTAACCGTTTTTGAACCTGTTGTTGATGTATAAGTACAACCGGTTAAAGCTGTTCCAAGTGGAGTAATATCATAATAAGCACCACCAAAATAAATAACTAATACTTTATTTGTTCCAATTGCTGCATACGTGTTTCCATCTAAATCTGTCCACGTTAACTGGGCACGAGCAACGCCTGCTAATTTATCACCTAATAATTCTTGCCATCCCCCTATTTTTTCAGGATATCCGTAACGAAAGCGCACGTAATCTCCGTCTATCCACTGCCCTTCAGCAGCTGTAGCGGTTTCTTGTTTATTAAATCCAGGTTTAATGGGTATCTTTTTTAAAGGCATAAGTGTTCTTATACCCCATATCTATATAATTAACAATAAAGAGTTATTTACCTTCTATTTTAGTATCTTTAAATGTAGTTTTATTAGCCACTTCTTCTTTAAATTTTATTTGCCAATCCATAACTATCTTAACTAAGTTATTTCCAAAATGTTTTAAATATTCATCGGATAAATGTAGTTTTCCTTTTCTAAAAAGAAGTAATCTTTCTTTCCAAGAAAACTCTATATCACAAGATCCATTTTCGTATTGTTTAAATTTCATTATTAGCCCACTTTATTTTAGATAAATCATCCCAAGATTTAATCTGATTAATATTAAAAGCAACAGTAATTCTTTCAATATCTTCTTTTATTTTTTGAACACTGTGTAATAAATATGGATGAAATAATACAAATTTTCCAATTTCTTCATTAATTGTTAAATCATAATGTTTAAAATATGTACCTGGTCCACCTTCTGATAAATACAATATACCACAAAATGCAGTAGTATCATTGTGTGCATGTTCAATTACTTCTCCATCTTTTTTACAAATATTTCCCCAAGCTTCATGAACTTTAAAATTGTTTTGATATATTATATGAATATGTTTTTGAATTAATTTTATAAAGTTTAAAAAATCAATATTTTCTGTTAAACTTTCAAATCCTGTAAAATAACCTTTTACATTTGTTTTATGACTTAATTCATTGTCTTTATTATCTTTAATAAATTTAATTAAATTATTTAATATTTCTTTATCATAAATTTTACCTGTTAAAATATAAGTTTCAAATGAGATATCTTTTGTTTTTAGTTCAAAATTCATTTTTATTCTCTACTCTTGTCTGAAATATGTTTTTCCCCATATATTAATCTTTTATCTTTAAACCATTCCTTATTAGGTCCATTTTTATCTACATAATGTAAAAATGTTTGTGCATGCCAATCTCCTTTAAATTCTTCTCTCCAATGTTCTAGTTCACATCCTAAATAAATAACAGCTTCTCCTGGTTCCATATTTATTTCTGTTCCATCTATAAATATAGGCCATTTATTTCCATCTGAACCTATCATCACAGTCACACTTATTTCACAGGAATTCCTATCTCTATGTTTTTTTAAATCAGCGTTGATAGTATACATTCGCCAAAGAGAATAAGTTGGTAATAATTGTAAACCAGTTTCTTTTTGCATTAATTCTAATTTATTAACCATTAAGGATTCCATTAAAGGATCACCATAGAAAAAAGTATCTCCATTATCGCTTTGAAGAAAGTCAAACGAATCAAAATTTAATCTATGTTTAATTCTACAATAATCATTTAATAATTTAATTTCTTCTTTAGTTAAAAAGTTTTTAATTAATTTATATTTAAAATCTTTAATAGTATCCATATTATTTAAATTTTATAAAAAATGGTTGAATTATTCTTATTTCAGTGTCTTTATCTTGTGATGGTCTATGCCAAATTTTTGGATCATAAAATACGCATCTATTTGGTTTTGCCCCTATAATAATATCGGGTTCAATTTGAGATTTTTTATCATCCATTTCAGAAAACATCATAGTACCATCGTCTAGACCAAAAGTATTATAGTAAATAAGTCCTGCTATATCACAATCCTCATCTTGATGTGTTGGTAAACCATATTTAAATATATGGGATAGTTCATTAGAATAAGTTTTTCTAAATAAAGTTTTTACTTCATTTATTACTAATCCTGTTTGTTTTTGAAAAGTTTTTATAAAAATATCATACAATGAATCATTGATTGAAAAAAAATCAGTTTGATAACAAGGGTAAGCATTTTTTTTATTAAATTTTTTTTGACTTATTGGATGATGATAGGAATGATAAGAATTTAACATAGAACTTGTTAACATAAATTCAAAGTTTTCATTTGTATAAAAGTTATCTATTATTTTTAAATTCATATTTTTATAAAGCCCAAGCTACTACTGAATACCTTTTTCCTTTTGTTACTGGTTTGACTGTATGTGGGTATAAAAAATTACTTGGCCAAATAATCATTCTATTTGGTTTAACTTCTACTTCCCATTCTCCAGATCCATCCGGATTTCTAAAACAAAGATTTCCTCCTTCATAATCATTGTTTAATAATAAAATACAACTCATTGTTCTTGGTATATCTGCAAAATGATCAACATGCCAAGTGTAAAAACCAGTGTTTTCATATTTTAAAATTTCAATGTCTATTATTTTTTTAAATTCATAGTCTAAAATATTAGCATCAAATTTATATTGTTTTAAATTTTTATTAAAATAATTTTCAAGTAAATTAAACCAATGAACATTAGAAATTGAATTATGTAAGTTAGACAATGGTAATGTATATGTTTTTCTTACATTAAAATTTACTACTTCAATATCACCACCACCTATTTTTGTTTTTTCAAAATCTGAAACATTTGCAAAACGAATTAAATTAGATAATACGTTCCAAGGTAAAACTTCATCATATATTTTAATAAAATTTTTTATTTCCATGATTTTTTTCTCCAATATTTATCTTTATAAATATTTAATAATTTTAAAGGATAAAAAAGCCTAGAATTTTGAACTTCTTTTTGTACCCTTGATTTTAATATCATTTTCCAACTATCTCTCTTAAATGGTATTATTTGAACATAAGGTAATCCTTTTTTTATTACTGTTTCTAATACTGGATATTTATCACCATTGATTATTATTGGAAAATTTACTTCAACTGGAAAAGTATCAGTATCTACAATACCTGGTATTATAGAAAATCTATCGTCTGAATTATTTAAAGGTGGTACAAATAAACAAGAATAACCTTTTGGAGTTTTTATTTTCCAAGGGTTTAATATTTTGTAAAAAGGTAAATTTTTATTTTTTTCAATAAATGGAGATCCTTCGAGCTGTTTTACAGTATGTACATCAAGACCACCATTTAAATTTATACTTCTTATTGGTAATATTGAAGAATGCTCATGTAAAGCAAAAGTTTGAAAACCATTCTTAAATACTCCTCCTTCATTATTTTTAACATCAATATTATGTCTAATCCAAAAATCCTGTGGCATTTTTAAAAGATAACCAGAAGTTAAAGTGTCTAAAAAAGGCATACAGCCCTTAATTGTATGATTTTCTAAAGTATGATCTAATTTTTTATACCATTCAGGTATATTTAATTTAATTGGAGTTGGATAATCTTCTTTTAATGCAAAATAATCTTCATGCGCACTAAACTCTATTTCTTTATCAAACATATATTAAATAAATATATATTTTTATGGTAATTGTAAAGGACTTAAAGAAGGTTGAGATAAATTGTTAAAATACTGTTCTAAAGAAACATTTAATGGATAAGAAATACTATCTAAATTTAAAGAATTTAATTGGTTGTAGTAATTTTGCCAAGTATTAAATAAAGGATTATTCTTATTATTATCTAAAAATAGTTGTATATCTTTTTTATAAAAATTTACATAATTATTTAATTGTTGTTTTGTTAAAGATACTGATGGAATATTTTCATAAGAAATAGTATTTCCATTATAACTAACGGGTGATTTAATTCCGTATTTAACAGCTTCAAAGTTTGATTGTGAATCTTCAATAATTTTATATATAGATTCATTAATATTTAAATTATTTAAATAAAATTGATCTTCAGCTATTTTATAAATAGTGCCTTTTTTACTATCTAAGTTATTTGTAAAAATAAAAAATGACATATCTTAAGTACCCGTGTTTTCAAAAACAGCTATAGCACCACGTCCACCTGATGTTCCATTAATAGGCTGGTTTCCACCACTACCACCATAACCAACATTTCCAAGTAAAAAAGCAGAATTTCCAGTGCTTAATGTTAAACTTGCTCCTGGTGCACTTCCAGAAGAACCAGGATTGCCTGGGTTATTATTTCCAGAGTTTCCACCATTACCACCATTAGCTGTTCCAACGTTTGTTATATTTGTAGCACCACCAGCATTTCCAGTTCCATAACCATTTGGTGCATTTCCACCAGTTCCTATTGAATAAGGTTGTGAAAAAGGTTGTGTTATTGGTTTATTCCAAAATCCATATCCACCACTACCACCACCACCAGCACTAAGATCAGGATTTCCTTGATTTCCTCCTCCACCACCACCTGCACATAAGTAAACACCTATTCTATTTGCTGTTGGAGCAGCTGTGTAGGTTCCTGATGCAGGTCCATATGAAACAAGAGTAGGTATTCCCATTCCAGCTCCAGCTGATCCAGAAGATGCAGCAGTAATTCTACCATCAGCATCAACTGTAATTGAAGCTGCTGTGTAAGATCCTGCAGTAACGGCAGTATTAATTAATTGATTTGCTCCTACAGAGTTGGCTGCAAGTTTAGATTGTGTAATTGTTGAAATAACAATATTATTTGCAACAACAGAGTTAGCTGCAAGTTTAGATGCAGTAATTGTTGAAGCTGCAATATTATTACCAAGAACAGCACCCTCTGCTAATTGAGTTGTTGTAATTGTTGAAGTTGTAATTTGAGCAGCACCTACTGTTCCAGATAATGTAGAAAGATCTACTGTTCTAATATCTGTTCCATCAGCATATAAAATTTTAATTGCTTTATCAGTTGTAGACCAAGTTATTCCTGTTCCAGTCGATGCATATTTAAATGTAACTGTAAAAGCACCAGTTGTTCCATTTGATACGATCCATGTTTTAGTAATTCCATTTGGAACTGTTACAATTTGGTTTCCTGTAATTGTACCAGATAATTTTAAAACAGCGTTTTTAGCATTTGATAATGCATTTTGAGTTACTACAAGAGCAGTAGTTTGAGCACCACCTGCAATTGAGACGTCTTGATATCCAACGATTGCTTGTTGAACAACTGTTAAGTTTGTGTTTGTAATTGCACCCCATGTACCAGCGTTTTCGCCAGTTGCCATTAATTGAAGGGCTAGTGTTGTAGTATAAGTAGAAGCCATTTTAAAATTCCTTTGTTTTTAACTTTTAA